CGGCGCGTTCGAAGGTGGCCAGGTTGGCGATATCCTCCGCCGTGCCGTGGGCGCCGCGCGGCTTGCCGTTCGTAGCGTAATAAGGGACTTTGCGAGGCTTTTGCTCGCCAGGCTTTTGTTCTAGGCGCCATACGAGCCAGGCTTTGGCGGCTTTGAGCGCAGAGGGGATGCGGTCGGATATGTTGTTCATTGGTGGCGGAAAAATTCGCCTTTAGCGAGACGCCTGCGCCCGCCACAGGCTACCTCTCTACCAGAGGCGGCGTCTCGCTAAAGGCGGGTAGGAATCGGGGCGCTACGCGCCGGCCGGCAGGGTTTCGATAAGCACCTGGACGCTGTAAAGCAGGTTGAGTAATTCGTTGGGATCCGGCACCACCTGTCTCAAGTTCTCGCCCATCACCAACAGATCGTCGTGTCCGTCGACGCCAACAAGCAGCACGAGCGCCTTGCGCAACTTGGCCGCGTCGCTCAACGCCTGCGCCAGCGGGTGTTTCGGACAAGCCTTGGCGTGATCGAGCACGACGCGCTGCTCGTCCTCGTGAGTCTTGCACGGCAGGTAAGAGAGGCTACAAAAGACGCAGGTAAGGATCGGGGTGTTATTCATTGTTTCCTCGGGGGTTAGTTCCAAACGTCCATCATTGCAGCGTCAATCGATCGCCCGATCCAGTTCATCACCGGAACGGCCATTGAATTGCCTAGGGCTTTATATCGGGGGCCATCCGCCGCTGGCTTTTTGCGGTAAGGCACGGCCGTGTAATCGTCAGGGAAACCCTGCAACCGTTCGCACTCGCGGGGAGTTAGGCGGCGCACCGCACCAACGCGCACACCGGACTGGCTTGACGGGAAGCCGAGAAGGTGGGGCTTATCGCCGCCGCCGCTTGACGCGCGAGGCGCAAACGCCACATTGTCGCCTAGTTCCGCAGATGCGCCACCATCACGATTGCGAAGCGTAACGCTACAAGGCACAAGCGGCGTGCCGCGGCCGGTTCCGTCTTCGCTTGCGTCGAACCCTTCGGCGCGCAAGGAATACGCGACCATCGTTGTCGTTTCGTAATCTTGGCTTGATCCTTCGCGCGTTGCGACGCAACGCGCTATTTCAGGGGAGTGGGAGACGACGCAGTTCCCTCGGTCTGGATCACTGACAGCGTTGCGCTTTCCAGCGCTCGACGTAAGGCAGCGGGCAACGTCTTTCCCCGCTTCGCGGCGCGGCGCAATATTCCCGCGCAGGCGGTCGGACTCAAGAAGAATCGGGAGCCTATCGGACCAGTTTCCAAAATCTGCCAAAGCGAACACGCGACGCCGCCGCTGCGCCACTCCGAACCATTGCGCGTCGAGCACACACCACTCGACCAGTGTTTTGGGTCCGACGACGACGCCCTCCGTGCCCCATCCTTTCGGCGGGACGGCGACGGCACAATCAGATAGTTCACTAACCACGGCGGCAAAGTCCTCCCCGGCGTTGCTGCTGAAGGCTCCGAGTACGTTTTCCCAAAGGGTGAATCGGCAACCGCAATATTTGCGTAACCAACGGACGATTCGGGCCGCGTAGTGAAACAGTCCGCTGCGGGTGAGGTTTCCATTGTCGTGGTTAAATCCTTGTCGTTTTCCTGCGATGCTCAAGTCCTGGCACGGCGACCCGAAAACAACGAGGTCGATGTCACCAAGCAGAAAAATATCGTTTTCGGTTATTTTGGTGACATCGCCCAGGTTTGGAACATCGGGGTAGTGATGCGCCAAAACAGAGCAGGGGAAGGGTTCAATCTCCGCGACGGCAGCGCATTCCCACCCTAAAGGAGCCCATGCGACGGTTGCCGCCTCGATCCCGCTGAAAAGAGACAGGTATCTCATTCCGCCTCGAAATCCGCCAACACACACATCGTCGCCAGGTCGCGCGCCGTCACCAGGGGCAGTTTGCCCTTGGACTCTGCGCGTACGGTGCGAAGCGCGTCTTCGAGCCGGAAAGCGAGATCGGCCTTCGGCGCCGAGCGATGGCAGCCTGCGAGCTGGTACAGGTAGTTGACAGAAGTTCCGGCCAGTTCCGCAGCACGTAGGCGCTGCGCTTCGTTCGCTCGTCGGAGCCAGTTTGCAAGGGGGGTGCTCATAGTGCGTGAGAATTTAGCACGCGCTAAAGCTAAATGCAACCGGCCGCGCTAAATTTAGCATCTTGATTTGGTAATACCAGATTTAGCTTGCTATGTTCGGGGCGCGACATATACTGGTATTCCTGTTATGCTTGCGTTACACGTTGTTAAAGGCAAGTGTTAAAATACGTCGCGGCAAACGTGACAAGGGAAGCTAAAATGGTCAGTCAACAGCAAGAATCCGTCATCCTCGAAATCCGTAAGCAAAACCTATTGCGCATCGCGGAGCGCAGGGGCACCAAAGCCGCCGTGACGAAGGACCTCGGGTATACATCCCCCGGCTACCTCACGCAAATGACAGGAGATAAGTCCGGCGCGCGAAGCGGGCGACCCATCACGGACGCGACCGCACGCCTGATCGAAGACACCTACCGTCTGCCAGCCAGGAGCATGGACCGTCCTCTGCCCGACGCTATTCTGGCAATCATCACCCCGGAGGAAGCGGTATCGCCGGCGCCGAAGCGCGTTTTGCGGGTTCGTTCACGCGAAGGCCCTGCGGCCCCGGAGGTCGCCCCGGAGACGTACATCACGGCCTTTGCGGCGGCCACGGAGTTGGTGGCCCGCATCGCAGAGGAGCACGGCACGGTGCTTACCCCTCCGCAGTGGTCGAAAATCATAACACTCGTTTTCGACGACGCTACTGCGCACAACGGCGTTCGCGAGGTGTACATCCGCACGCTTCTCGACCTCATAAAGTAGCGTCTTCCCATTGGTAGACGATGTCGTCGAACAGATCGTCTTTCCACATCCGCAATACGCCATGCGCGACGCCGCGCAACCATAAAATGCCATAGGCCGGGATCCCGGCGTCGCGAAGCCGGGTAAGCACCACCTGGCCGCGAAGAACCTCGTTCTCGTGCCGATCCACGTCGGCGACCGGGATGCGAACCTCGATCACGACAGCAACCAACGGAGTTGATGCGCCAGGGCCGACGTGCGCCGCGCGGGTTCCCTATGCAGCAAGGCCCGTTGCACCAACACATCCGTGTCTGTCATCAACGGATTCACTTCCTCAAAAATCCCGATGGCGCTATCGCGCCGAACCGCATTCCCCGGAAACCACCGCGACCCGATTTGAACAGGTTTTCGCATTTCACTACTCCCTTCTGTGTAATCGATAAGTCATAACTTAGCAAACGCAAAAACCTACGTCAAGCTAAATTTCGCGCTAAATTCTCTTGACATCGAAATTCGCGTTTGCTAAATTGTCGTTGCGTTTAGCACGGATGCTAAATTTCAATCAACCACAGGAGCCTGCATGTCCAATCAGATTTCCCTTTCGCTTACGTTCGACAGCGTTGAAAGCCTGTTGTCGTTCTTTCAGCGTCCCGCAACGGGCATCGCGAAGGACGCCGAAGACCCAAAGCCCGCGGCCAAGGGCCGCAAGACGACGGCCGAAGCGGGTTCGTCCTCTGCGCCGCCTGCTTCGTCCCCGGCTGGTGCGGAAAAAGCAAGCGCTGCGCCCGACACTGGCGCGGACGAAAAGCCTGCGGCGAAAAAGCCGAAGGTCACATTCCCGGAACTCTTCGCCGCGTTGAAAGCGTACGCGGTGAAAGTTGACCGCGCCCCGTTCGCCGCCTTCGTCGCCGGCTACGGCGTCATGAAGGTGACCGAGCTAGAGAAGATGCCGGAGAAGTGGGACGAGATCATGGCGGAGGTGACGGCGGAATGAAATTGCACGCCAAGCTTTCGCCGTCCGGCGCACCGCGTTGGACTCGCTGCCCGGCGTCGCCGACGCTCGAAGCGCCCTTTCCCAACACGTCGAACGACGCGGCGGACTGGGGCACGGTTTGCCACGATCTCAGCGAGCGGTGCCTCGCCTCCGGCACGAAAGAGGCATACGCCACGTTCCGCGATATGCGTGCGGCGGTGCGCGAGGGCGGCGTGCTGTACGTCCCGCAGGACAACGCCTCGTTCGCCGGCAGCGACATTACGGTCGACGACGAGATGGTCGAGACATCACGCACGTACGTCGATTTCGTGCGGGAACTCGTGGCTAAGGGCAACGGCGACCTGTACGTCGAGCAGCGGCTGCCGATCGACCACTTGACCGACGAGGAGGGCGCG